CTAAACAACGTGATCATCAACGAACGAGACGAGTGTCTCACCGACACCTCCTCTAAACAGGCTCGTGAACCTACGAGCTTGTGTATGAGAGTGTATATGACGGGATTTGGGATTGTTGCAGTGTTGTTTATTCGTGCTATGTTTGGGTAACTTACATGCCAAAGAGGCCCTTGCTCTTGCGGCGGCGCGTCTTCTTCGCCGGAGCAGAGGACGACTTCTTGTATGTCTTCTTGGCCTCCAGGATCACCTGCTTCAGACCCTGACCCTTCTTGTAGGTGCCATTTGACTTCATCCGCTTCATCGTCTCCTTCACATGAGAAAGCCACTTATTCGCCATTTTTGTTTACACGCGAGGAATAAATCCAACCTGACCCCCTGGGGCGGCAAAGAGATTCCACTGGCATCCTGACGCGTAGATGTCATCATGCGCATCTGTCCTCTTGAATCCAGCGTCAGGTGCTACCAAAACTAGGTTGTTCTCGGTGAACTCTGCAAGCTCCTCGGGTTCGCGGGAGTGAATCGCTTGGAGGTAGTTGAGTCGGCGCAACTCGCTTCCTCCCCAAGACAGATTTATGAGTGGTTCTAGGTTCGTGCCCCTGACTTCGGGACCCGATACAAGAATAAGCTTATTGCTCAGACGGTCAAGAGACATCAGAGCAATACTACCATCGGGGGTCAGCAGATGTTTGTGCACGGTCGTCTTCAGTGACTCGGCCACGCGATTCAGGACAAAGCTAGAGTCTGTGTGCGGCACGATGGAGAGGATGAAGGGATCGTTGTTAGGGAACGCCTGGTTGAGGATCTTGACGCAGACCGACTCGAAGGATACGGCGTTCGTGTCGTCACGACGCTCAGGGTGGAAGATGACTACCGGCTCATCCTGCTCGTTCCCGTAGACATGGAGCTCCATGAGACGCACACCGCGACCCAGTGCGTCTGAGGGGTTCTCGTAGACACTACCCGGGACATAGTAGTCGCAGAGGCGCTTGTAGGATACCTTAGGGGGATCCTTGATCTCGCCCATCACCATGTAGACGATTGCCGCAAGAAGGAGTACAATGAGGACGGCCTCCATATTGTCTTTCATTGTTCTTATTTTTCAGGCATGTCAAACAGCAGATCGCGAAAGGCGTTCATCTCATCGTCGGGGATTGTCACATCCATTGAGATGTCCAGCAAACACGCATAGTGGAAGTAGAGACAGTACATTCCGCACTCAGAGTCCTTGCGTTGGTGCCTCACACGGTTGTAGGACAGTTCCATTGGCTGCTTGTGCATCCCCGTCGCATCCCACTGTTGTTTCCAGCGCTTCATCAGCTCTTGGATCTCGGGCTCGGGGGCATGGGCGTACGAGTCAAAGTAGGTCATCCGCGGATACTCGAGCTCGGGGCGGATATCACAGAAGGCCGCAATCCAGTGCTGCCCGGGGCCATCCGAAGTATCTGTATTGAACACGATACCAATACGGTGCTTGCCCTTCTTTGCAAGACTGGTTAGTTTCAGAGAGCAGAGGGCCGACACGATGCACTCTCCGAACTCCGACTTCTTGCCAAAGTCGATCGGGACACAACCGACAAAGTGGTAATCCTCAAACAGGGTCTGATACTGCCTCTCTACCTTGTCAATGTCATCTGAGCTCAACCACTCTGTCCTCTTCTTACCCCAGGACTCGGGGGCCTTCGGACGCTTCATCATGGCTGACACGATACAAGACGGTGTCCCTGTCGTGCACTTGGCATGGAGACGCTTGCGAATCTCTGCCCATGTGGTGTTGGACGCTCCCTTGCCTATGGGGCGTTCATGCGGATGTTCCTTATTATAGACTGTGCGGAGACGGTCAATCTCGGCTGATCCGAGCATTATTAAAAAGGAATATTTTACACTGTCACCGATATGAAGCATGGATGAGTTCAAGTCTACACTTCGTCAACTAAAGGGACTCTTTAAGGAAGGCGTTTCGGCAAACACGAGACTCCATACAGAGCTACTCTACGAGAAGCACAGAGCCGATCAATACACGGCATACTACGATAGACTACGAGCAGAGAACGCCTTTCTACTTCAGCACGCGCGGACCTGTGGGTTGTGCGGAGAAGTTGGCCACGACCGGCGCAAGTGCGAAAAACGAAATCACCCGTATGTAAGGTAAGGAGAGCACAATGGATACTCTTACACCTATCCTCGCACGCTACGTCAACGTCTCCAAGAAGCTAACTGAGGTCAACACGAATGCATCCGAATTGCGAGACACGAAGAGGACGCTTGAACTAGACCTTGCGGCTGCGTATGCGTCGAAGACCTTGCCCGACAAGATTGAGCTGAAAGAGTCCAAGATGATGTTTGTGGTGAAGCGACCAAACCAATGGAAGAAGGGTTGGTCACTCTCCAAGAAGACTCTTGAGTATTACCTCAATGACATTCTGCCAGAGCCTGTAGGAAAGGAGGTTATGCTAGAGATTATCCGTCGCCATGAGAAGACCCTGATTGAGGACGACTACGGATTTGAGCTCAGGGGCTCTGGGTCTGACTGAGTCATAGTGGACAGACTCTCGTTCGACGGCGACTTCAGCATCGTAAACTGCCGGTAGCGGGCCAGATAGTAATACAAGCTGCACGCAGCTACAAACCCAATGCATGCGAGGACTGCAATTACGACTTCGCTCATTATGACTTATTTTCCATTTGCTTGTAAACCGGCTTGTGCTTGAGCTCTGCTCGTATGCTATCAAGAATCTTTGCAAGTTCATCAAGTTCCTTTTGTGCTGTAATGACGCTTTCTAGGGGCAAGAATCCACGCTGAAGTCTCGTCACTGCACTCGTCAATGACTGATGTGTCTGAACCGCACGAAACGCCAGCGTTGATATGTTTCTCACCATCAACGTATGAGTATCACCGAGAAAATATCTTTAAACCCCGTCGTCGTCGCGGGAAATGAAGTAGTTTCGGAGCTTCTCTTCAACCTTCTTGTCTGTTAGCACCCACACTCCATCCTTCTCGTCCAAGATGTGGCGAACATCGCGGATTCCGTCCAGAATCTTGTGGCGATCAACGTACTGACGGTTCTTATTCGATCCATGCCACAGATGATAGATGGTCCCCCGCGCACACGACATGGTAGGCAAATCCATCGCGCAATACTCTGCGTAGGATGCCGCAAAAGCTGGGCGCAAGTAGGACGGATGAAACTTCACACCCATCCACGCGGCCGACGATAGTGTATCTCCGCTCCCTGTAATCCCTTCGGTGTAGAACCCCACCTTGCGGAACCACTTGCGTTGGAATGCCCACCCGAATCCGGGGTGATATGCAGAGTCGTAGGTGCTGGTCCTCTTCATGAACACAACTGATAGGCGCTCTTGCACAACATTCTTGTAGGTCGAATCCAGCCAGACTGCTGTAGAGAAGGGTTGGACCACTTGGTAGGTGTTGAGCAGTTGGGAGACCTCTGTATACCAATCGGGGCGACCGAAGATGATGTCCGCATCCAAGAACAGTAGCTTAGAATACCACCACGGCACCTTCTTTTCTAGCAGAGCACAGAGCTTCTCCTTGTGGAACAGTGGACTCTCGCCCTTGACGTGGAACGCATCGGTAAGTTCAGGTTCATCGAACACGAGTTCAAGCGTGTAGTAGGGTATCTTGGCGGCCTTGAGCTTTTCAACTGTATAGTAGTAGTTCATCACCATCTTCTTGGACCTAGCAGGGTTAAAGAAGACAAAACAAACTGCCATGTCTTTGCGTTTTGGAATGGTGTAGTGGCAGGTGGACACATCTACAGCCGTCTTTGTGATCGGAGGCGCTGTTTCTGGCGCTCGCACTACATTATAGGCAAATGAGTGTCTCTGTCCCATTGTTGTTTGACTTGGATAAGAACTTACAAACTGCGTCAATTGGAATTATAAATGCAGATCACCTTTATAGGCAATTGTCAGTTAGTGTCGCTGTGTTTCTACTTCCAGCAGTTACTTGGCCCAGATTCTGCTACATGGGTCTGTTATGGCAATGAGTTTCTGCCATTTCTTCATCCATGGAGTGACAAGTGTGTGAACAAGATTCTCGACAATGATTCGGGACTTGCCAAGGTCCGCACTAGCGATGTGATTGTCTACCAAGAAGTATGTGCGGCTAAATCATCCTTCTGCAATGAGCAGACGCTTCGGGCTCTGAACCCGACAGCTAGATTACTGAAGCTACCGTCGATTCAGTTTGAAGCAGGTGATGCGAGTATCACGGAGGGACTCCGTCAGCGCGAGGTCGCTAATCACGTTGACATTGTCGTGTCGAGTATGTTTGACCGGTTCGGCACTAAGCTGATGCTTGATATCTGTCACCCTACAACCTTCATGTTTCTTGAGATAGTCCGAGATATCTGTTCAATGCTGGACTTGCCGTTCTTCTCCGATGAGAAGGTGGCTCACTTCCTAGAGAACGAGAATTACATGGAGCTGCCTGTTTAAAAACGAATAAAAGCCAAATGAAGCCATAAGGAGCATGGACACATACTCGCCCTACAACCCTGGCAACCGCACATTCGCAGAAGATGATATCCACAGAATCCTACATCGTCACGGTCTACCCCATTATCGTGTGACACATCGTAAGGTGTTTCAGACGGCAATGGTTCATACGACCTATGTGCGCAGGTCAGACTATACGACCCCAGATGGCCGCCCTGCGTCTCTGGCTCCCTGTCCACATGGTGTAATGCCTCTCCAAGACGAG